GGCGAAAGTGGATATCATTGATACAAACGTGGACGCTGTCAAAGCAAAGACGGATAATCTTCCGGCCGATCCGGCCTCAGAGACTAACGTTGACGCGACAGAAACAAAGGTCGACGCGGTCCAGACGACCGTCGACTCTGTCGAGACAAAGATCGACGCTCTTAATGATCTCGATTCGGCGGATGTTCAGTCAGCTTGTGACTCGGCCCTGGACGCTTACGATACCGGAGGCGGAGTCGCGAAAGAGAGCTCGGTCCTTTCGATACAGAACAATACAAGATTCGCGACGTCGATCCCGACTTATTTCTTAATCCCGACGAGCGCGGAAAATGTATATAAATTAATCGGTCGCTTTTATGACAGCGACGGAACTCCTGAGGATGTTGACAGTAATGATCTTGGAATCGATGTCGATACAGCGAACGGGACCGATAAGAACGGAATCCTTTACAAAGAATTTGCTTGTACTAATCTCCTGGACGCTTCTGGATTTTCAGGATATAAGAAACTTGAACACGGCTCGACCGGAGAATATTTCTGTTATGTGAAAATTGCATCGACAGAGGACGAAACTCAGTTCATGTATAACTTTAAACTGGAGGAGGGCTCTGTTGAGTTCAGTTATTCCAGGACGAACCAGGTCCTCGACGAGGCTCCTGGAACCTCGACACTCGCAGACAGCTCAACGAATAAGGATATCATCGCCGAGGCGATGAAAGAGCGCGACGTTTCAGGGACGAGTCCGGTTAGCGGTTCAGTTTACGATGATATTATGGATAACATCGACGCGGTCCAGACAACGGCCAACGATATTGAGACGAAAGTTGATACAGTCGATACAGTCGTCGACGCTATAAAAGCAAAGACGGACAATCTTCCGGCGGATCCCGCGAGCGAGACCAACGTCGACGCGGTCGAGGCGAAAGTTGATATCGTGGATACAAACGTCGACGCTATTAAAGCAAAGACGGATAATCTTCCGGCTGATCCGGCCTCTGAGAGTAACGTCGACGCGGTCGAGGCGAAAGTTGATATCGTGGATACAAACGTCGACGCTATTAAATTAAAGACGGACAATCTTCCGGCGGATCCGGCCTCCGAGAGTAATGTCGACGCGGTCGAGGCGAAAGTCGATATCATTGACGCGAACGTCGACGATATCCTGGTCGATACAGGAACCACGATTCCGGACGCTCTGACCGTTATTGATAGCAACGTTGACGACGTCCTAGTCGATACTGGAAACATAGAGGCAAAGGTCGATACAATCGATACAGTCGTCGACGCGATCAAGGTTAAGACGGACAACCTCCCGAGTGATCCGGCCTCTGAAACAAACGTCGATGCAGTTGAGGCGAAAGTGGATATCGTTGATACAAACGTCGATGCGATCAAAGCAAAGACGGACAACCTCCCGAGTGATCCGGCCTCAGAGAGTAACGTCGACGGTGTTCAGACAACCGCGGATAGTATCGAGGCGAAAGTTGATATCGTGGATACGAACGTCGACTCGATAGTCGCGAAACTACCGTCCGGAACTATTTCGGATATTACAAAGGCCGAGGTCAACGCGGAGGTCGCGGACGTGATCTTTGTTGATACGATCCCAGAGCTCGGAGTCGGAGCTCCGGCCGTGACTCCGACAGTCGCGACCGCTCTCATGTTGCAGTATATGGCTCTCCGTAATAAAAAGACTCAGACCGAGACAGAGACCTCGATCTTTAATGCAACGGATACAGCGATTACAAAGGCTCCTCTGACAAAGACAGCCTCGATCGTGACCTCTGGAGAATTTGACGCGCCATAAAAAGGAGCTTTTTAAATGGCACTTACGATTGACGAAATGATTGACGCTCTGATCTGGTCGACTGGCTTTCCGCCGATGCTTTCTCCGAGCGCGGGAGCGGTCTCAGAGCGTGATCGGTTTATTATCCTTGAGCTGTTTTATGGAATATTCGGCGATAATATTCCGGAGGATATGGTCGAGGGAGCTCTCGCCAGGATGATCGAGCAATTTAAACCGGCGGACAATCTAAAAGCAGTCATCCGGATATTCGCGGAGGAGTGCCAGGAGCTCGAGGACGCGATCGTCGAGACGATTTTATATAAGAATCTGGCCGTTACGGAGTCGGCGACTTTGGATTTATACGGAGAGCTTTTCAACGTGCCGAGAAACGGTCGCCTGGATGGGCCTTATCGTACTGCTATTGAGTTTAAGATCCGACAGCTCCGATCGGCCGGAGACGGAGATCTTGTAATTGACTCGGTCCTGGCCCTTACAGAATCGGACGACGTTATTCTCAACGAATTATTTCCGGCCGGAGTGACTATTCAATTTAACGGAATACTCACGACGACAGGATCCGAATTATACGGCTCAATTAAAAGACTCCTCTCGGCCGGTGTAGCTCTGGACGCTTTAATCTGGAGCGAGGGCGACGGATCCGATTTCTTTAATTTTGCAGACGAGGGAGGAGTCCCGAATCTTCCAGGTAAGGGGTACAATGAGGACGGATATTCGCCAGATGTCGGAGGAAAATATTCAGAGGGATTATCATAATAACAGGAGGAAATTATGTCAGCAGTAAAACCGACTACTGTTTTAAGGTGGTGTAACAAATTAGTCTCCGGCGTCCTTACGAAAAACGTCGTCGTGGACGGGACGAGCGGACAGCCGAACGTCGCGACGCCGAGCTCAGGAACTCAGGACAACGGCTATCCTTTTAATCAACGTCCGTCTCGACAAAACCAAAACTGGTTTAATGAGCTCGGCGCGAGATGGATTTTCTGGCTTGAATATGTCGCGGATCTTTTCCTGACTGGATCCCCGAGATCCTATCTCGAGGGATTTCTTACAGCGATAGAGAATACAAAGACTTTAAATATCGGATCAAACGGAGGGATCGCTGACGTTCACACGGACGCGCCTCTCGCGGGTCGAGCCTGGACGCGAGTTAATAAAACCGGACCGTCAAATCTCCGTAAAATATTGGTCGATACTCCAGGGACCGACTGGGAGGACTGGGCTCCTGGCGATAGTGCCGGAGGAGCTGGCTCCTCTGGGATGAGTGCGATCGCCGATAAGCTCTGGACTCATGTCTTTATTATATACGACCCTGTGAACGGCATCCTCGACGGCGGTTTCGATACGGACGTCGACGGGACGAATCTCCTGGCCGATGCAAACGCGCATCCCGACACGATATCGGCCGGTTACAACTATACACATATCCGGAGAGTCGGATCTGTCCAGGTTATCGACGACGGAGGCGGAGGATATGAGATCCGTCCATATCTCCAGAGAGGTAACGAGTTCACGTTTAAGAAACCGGACATCCAGACGGGGAATTTTCCAGATACAAATTATAATCTCTTTGCTCTTAACAGCATCCCGAAAGACATCGGAGTCCTGGCTCGTATATTTTTTAATTTAATAAACTCGTCAGGCGGAAATGAACATATTATTTATTTGTCTGGAGAGTTCAGCACTCCCGCAGTTGGAGACGGTCGGATTATGTTATGCGATGACGGGAACACGGAGGAGATGATCGACGAGGTCCTGTCAAATACAGACCAGGAGATTTATTTGAAAGGATCTTCGACGGATGTAAATTTTGATTATTCAATCGCAGTATATAGCTATACCGATACAAGAGGACGAGAAAGCGGGACAGGGACCGGACAATAATAAGAGAGGATTTTTCGATGGATTACTCAGCTATAGTATTGATGATTGTCGCGGGAGGTTTTGGCCTGGTCGGGAAAATTGTATTTGACTGGTTAAAAAATCCAAGAGCTCAGGCTCCTCTCTCTCCGTCTCCGAAAACGACATCTATCAGTTTAAAGAACGGGAGTCAATCCGAGATCCTCGCGATTCTTAAATGGCTGAAAGAGGTCCACGATCGACACGACGAGGACGGCGTCCCTCGGTGGTATTTCCCAAAGGCTCTAATTAAACACGCAGAGGAGAACGCGAAACAGACCGTCCTAATGGTTCAGCATTTAAAAGATATCCGTGAATATCTGAAAGAAAACCAGACAATTCTCTCGAGAATGGCCGAGAAATAAATGTGTACAATAAAATTTGTGCCGGCAACGGATCCGCCGGCGCCATTGCCGTTTTTGAAACGGAAAGGGCAACTCTGAAAAGCACTTAAAAATGTATTTTTCACACAAGGAGCGGAGGACAGGATGAAAGTTATCGGAATATTTCCAGGAGGCGGAGCGATGGGAACGATCTCCGTTTCGTGTTGGAAAGCTCTCAGCCTTAAGCTGAGGAGATCGATCGTCGACCTGGTCGACCTGGGAGTCGGAACCTCGGTCGGATCTATTATTTGGGGCGGTCTCGCCTCCGGAAAGATTAAGACTCCGGATCTCCTTGAGGTTTTTAAGAAAGAGATCCCGAGAACCTTTCGCCGGCGACGCGGGATCTATCCAAAATACACGCGTAAATATTTGACTCGTGCGATGCTCGATATATTCGGTCCGGACTTTCGTCTCGGCGATACTGTAAAGGACTGCATTATTACAGCGGTCCGAGGTGAGACGAAACGGAATCATTTTTTTAAATCATACCAGACAAAGGACGGACATCTCCCTCTCCTGGAGGCGATTACTCGATCTTATTCCGCTCCTTATTTTTTCGGAAAATGGGTCAATAAACAAGCTCGCGAGACGTGGCTCGACGGCGGGACCGGCTCGATGAATTGTCCGATCGTCGCGGGAATCTGGGAGGCTATTCGTAAAAACTGGCTCGGCCGAGAGCGTGTCCATGTCATAAGTATCGGGACTGGCTATCACTCAGAGGAGAGAGCTTTCGACAAGCTCCGAAAAATGAGAATGTTTAAAGAGGTCGCGATGTTCCTGGATCCAATGGACGGAGGCCTGGCTCGATATCAATCTCTCCAGGATAATATCGGAGCCGGAAACGATCTCCTCGATTGTGTTTCGGACTTTACATTTCAACACGTCGACGTCGAGCTCGATCGGCGTCTCTGTAAAATCGACGGATGGAAATACATCGACGAATATATTGATCTTGGTCAATCTATGGCCGAGAAAATTGATCTCGATAATTTTAAGGAGTGATAAATGGTCTCGAAAGATTTCAAAGATTATCAAATTCTCCATATTAAGGAGAAAGATATCACGAGCTCCGGAGCGGATCTCGCGGATATAAATCTCTTTTTTATAATTGCACTCGATAAGTTTTTCGGGACGTTGTTCGTCGAGTATGGGATCCACGCGGTTATTTTATTTAATGGACTGACGACTGGAAATCATAAATCCTTTACACACAAGAGAGGCCTCGCCGGAGATATCGCTTTCGCTGTGAGTGCTTCCGAAATGAGTATATATTCAATCTGGAAAAAAGCGATCGAGGCCGGTTTCAAAGGAATAGGTTTATACTGGAACGGCGTCGCGTATTCAATGCACCTGGACCTCAGGCCGAGTCTGGCTTTCTGGTCCATGAGAAAAGACGAAACCGGAGCCTGGATCTCCGACTCCGTCTTTAAAGATCCTCGCGAAATAAAGATCTGACAGGACTATCCTGTCGATCCTCGGCTCTCAGGTTTTGCTCGTTGCTCCTGGGAGTCTTTTTATCTTTGTTATGGTCAAAGATCTCGTCCGGCAGTTTCGCCGGACCAACGATAACAGTTTCTAATCTGGCTTTTTTACTTATCTTGTCGAAATCAACATTCTCTCTTTTTATTGTCAGTTGACACTTTCGACTCCATTTCGGACGCGTTAAATATTTGTATAGAAGAACCGCTCCGAGGACAGATATCAGGATATAAAAAGGCATCATAAAAACCTCCTATAAAACTGAAAAAATAATTATCAAGATTATAGTTATCGTAATGATCCAGGGAATATCTGACGGTTCAATTATCGGACCGAGATTCCGCCGGCATTTTAAAAAGACATACATCAAGGGAGGCAATACGAGAACTAGACCGACAATTAATAATATGATCCCTGTTGTAGTAAGTATCATTTTTCTTTCTCCTGTAAACAGTCTTTACATCTTATAATAAAACAGCTTTTTCTCTCCGCTCTTAAATGCTTATTATATTTGAAACAATATCCGCTCGTATTCCTGTCTACGAGAGCCGAACATTTAAAGTCACAGAATCTACGCTCCATTGTCTTTGTCCTGTTCTTGTAATTCAAGAATCTTTTTCTTAAGGCTCCAGATGCGTATCGCTCCAAGTCTCGCGCATCTATACCGCTCCTCCTCTGTCAACTTAATCGCCGGCTGAACTTTCGCCGGCCTTTTTATCTCACATATATACGGTAGTCCGTTAAGGCCTCTCCAGGTGTCGCTTTTATCTACTGTAATGATGCCGGCACGATCAGGAATTATCTCGAGGTTGTTTTCTTTAAACATCTTATCCGGAATCGCGAAATACAGATATTTAATTTTATTACAATAATGACGATGCCGTTTCTTTTTCTCATTAAGCATATCGGACCGCGAGACTTTAATCTCGACCTCCGTCACGAATCCCGCTTTACTTATTACGGCGAGATCTGTTTCATGAGTGAATAATCCTCGAGTCATGCCTGGGACGATTAAGTTTCGAGTAAATCCAAAATATTCAGAGAGAGCGATCTCCATTTCAATAGTCTTAAGACTCATTGACAGCTCCCGATAATTAACCAGTCGAAGTATTTCGGACTGGCTGAGTGAATAGGGTTCGGAAACGTAACAACGGAGTCCTTTCTCTGGACCGAGAGCTCCCTCCAGGGATCCGTTGAATCGTATCGAGTCCAGGTTTCAATCATACACGAATCAGAGAGCCAGGGAAATATCAGCGTATAAGATCCGAGCGTCGTCGTGTCCTTTATATGGCCGGTTTCCGTGTAGCTTTGAACCAGGTCCTCGATCATTTCCTGGTCGTGACTGCATGTCGGACTCTGTGACTTATTGCACATTAAAAAGAGTCCTAAAAGTAAAGCAATAAATAAAATTCTCATTTAAAAAGCTCCCTCCAGTTCGAGACAGTTATCAGATCCGCGAGCTCCTTTTTATTCCGGAGCGATTTCATAATCTTCTCGTCGATTGTCCCTGGACAATATAGATCGATATACGTCACTTTATCGTCCTGGCCGATACGATGGCTCCGATCCTCTGACTGAGCTCGTTTCTCCAGGCTGAAATTATTAGAGTAATAGATATGGATGTTTGCAGAGGTCAACGTGAGACCATATCCTCCTGTCTGAGTATTTCCGACGAGAAACTGGACTCCCTCCGGATCCGCTCCTCGCTTGAGGATCCTTTTCGCTCGGTCCCTGTCCTCGTCACTTGTATCTCCGTAATAAGTAAGGACCGTCTCCTGGCCGTACTCCTCGGCCAGGTGTCTCTCGATCGCCTGGATATCCGCTCGGTAGTTGGCCCAGATAACGACCGGCCGAGAGCACTCGTCGAGGATCGACTGGAGCGCGGAGATCCTGTTGTTCTTAATCTCATGAACGACTCCGTCGTCATCGGTCAAGTGTCCGCATACAAGTTGATGCAGTCTCAGGAGTTTCGTTAATATGACTTTAGTCGTGACCGTCGACTCCTCCAGGAAAGCGACCGCGTCCTTTGATAGTTGTTTATAATATTTGACCTGTTCCGGACTCATGTCGACGGATACTTTTTGATATACTTTCGGAGGGAGATCGAGACAGTCTTTTTTCTTAACGATAAAACTATGGACCGAGATTCGGTTCGTGAGCTCATTAAGATTTTTATATCCAACTACTTTTTTAAAAGTCCGTTGTTTTGTCTGCATGTCCACGAGGTCCGCGAAATGAGATCTAAATGTATAATAAGATGTAAATCCAAGAATTCCGCGTTTCAAAAAATCAAATTGAGAGTATAGATCGAGAGGCGAGTTCGTGATCGGAGAGCCGGTCATTATCCGCCTGGCTTTCGCGAGCTTGCCGAGTTTAACCGCTCCCTTTGTCCGTTTCGCCTTTGGATTTTTTATAGTAGTTGACTCGTCGACGATCATCAGACAAGAGAACCGTTTCAGAAATGTATCGGCGACGCGATAAGACCTCTCATAAGCCAGGGCCTCGATGTTCATTACAAGGATCCGGAGGAGATCCCCCTGGACCGTGAACGTCTCTCGAAAGACTTTCATCTCTTTTTTACCGGCTCCGGCTCTCCAGAGCGCGATCGAGCGATTGATCTCGTCGGATAAGTGAGTCGGGATCTCGTCGGTTTTCCAATTTGCATAAGATCCCTTATTCGCGAATATAGCAACTGCATTTATCCATCCTCGGGAATACATATAGCCGGCAACGTCGAGTCCGATCTTTGATTTTCCGGTTCCCATTTCCATAAGATACGCGAAATCTTTCCGGTCCTTTGAGGTGTCGAATGCGTCCGCCTGATGCTTATATGGATCTGTTTTAAATGAAAAATTACTCATGTCTTTCTCTCTTTCTGATTTCTAATCTCTAATCTCTAATTATATAAGACCAAGATCTTGCAGTATATTGTTTTGGCTCTGTAACCTTTGGACCTTAGAACTGATAGTTTTAGCCTGTTTATTTCGGACCTTAATCACGGCGAGGATCTTATTAAAGAGCTGGACCTGGTCCGATCTCTCGTCCGCCTTATCCTGACCGGCCGGCCCTCCGAGAATACCTCCGACGGACTGCATCGTTGAGGCGTTATCTGCCATTTTATCGAGCGTCGCCTGGATCCTCTCAGTGATAAAAGTATGTCGAATCTTGTCAACAATCCGGAGGAGATCCGCCAGATACTCAGCGAGCTCCTCGTTTTCTGATAACGTCAACGGAGCGAACTCCTCCTCGGTCTCTGTGGTTTCAAGTTTCTTTATTTCGTCGGTCATAACTACCTCCTTTTTAAAATTTAAAAGCTCGCCAGATTAAGTCTCTTATCTCCCATTTTGTATAGTAGACAGGGCCGTTATATGGCTTTTTATCTTTGTATGGAAACCATTTCCCATTTACTCGGATCCGGTATCTTTTACCATGTTTAAAATTCATCCTCCATTTTTCCATATCAAATAGTTCGACTTTGTTCGTTTTGCCTTGTTTTTTGAGCAATATAACCACGTCAGATTTACGTTTCTCGCTCATATTTCGCCTATTCTCCTGGATCCCTGTCGCGATATTTAGCTACTCGCGAACGCTTTAATTAAGCTCCTGAAAATAGTATCGAGTCTGAGGCTCTACAATCGAGAGCCGGTTTTTTGCTCGAGTCGCTCCGACATAATACACTCGGACCTCGTCGTCGTATCCTGGGCCGTCCATGTATCCGGAAAAGGTCCGATAACTCATATCGAGACAGAGCGCGACATTATCCCGCTCGCCTCCTTTGGCTCCGTGAATCGTTGATACATGGATCCGCGGATCCTGGAGAACTTTCTCGCCTCTCCGCCGGCACGATAAGAGATAAGTCCGATCGTATATCGATATTTTATTGAGTACATCATGCCAGGCCTGAGAGGCTTTTTCCTGGAGTCCCAGGCCCTCGAGTATGGCCGGACCGACTATTTCGGAGTCTGACCGGCCTCTTATCGTCCTCTCCACGCGATCGGGAGCTAAATCGACCACGAGGTCGGCCATGATCCGGAGCTCTTTAACGGCCGTATTTCGGCCCTTTCTGAGGTTCTCCCAGGCGATCGCTCCTCGAATAAAGTCGCTTTCATTGGTAGACTCGAACGCGGTTCGATATGGGTATCCGCTAAGTCTGCATAATTCAATGACTTGTCGGATCTGGTATCCATTACGGACCAAAACGAGCCAATCTCCGGAGTCCATTTCGACCGATTCCAGGGAGAAACAGCTCTCAACGAGGCCCTCCTCGTCCCTGGCTCGGAACTCTTTCGGATATCGATTCTTAATTCGAGCGGATAATTGAACCGCGAGATCGTGAACCTGGCTCGGGATCCGATAGGACTGATCGAGGACCGTCGTCGAGTGTTGTTTTCCAAGTTCTATGAAATATGAAACATCGGCTCCGGACCATTTGAAAACGGCCTGGTCATCGTCGCCGGCGATATACGTGTCCTTTGACGATCCGATCAGTCTCTCGACAATCCTCCATTGTATCGGACTGAGATCCTGAGCCTCGTCGACAAAGAGAACGTCCAGATCTGGCACGATTCCCTCGATTTCATATCTCTCTAACATATCCGAGTAGTCCGTGAGGGCGTTCGTCTCTCTGTATTTTTTATAAGTCTGCTGAAACTGTTCCGCCTGGAAATATGAAAGGTCGACTCCGGACTCCTCCCAGACCTGACGGAGAGGTCGTTTCGTTGCTCGAGCCAGGCCGTCCAGGAAAAGGAGCTGATCTCCGTCCTCCGTCATCTCGTAAACCATAAGCGAGGAGCTTGTCCCTTTGATCTCAACGCCGGCGATCTCTCCGAGTTCCTGGAGATGCTCTTTCTGGACAACCTCGTCTCGAGTAATTCCGAGCTGACGAAAAGCGAGAGAGTGAATCGTTCGGAAATATTTAAACGAGGAAACCGGAAAGGCGAATCGATCGATCGCTCGATCCCTCGCCTCGTTGACTGCTTTTCGAGTGAACGATATAAAACCAATACTCTCTGGAGAGATCCCTCTGGCGAGATGATCGTCCAGGAGATCGAGGAGCGTCGTCGTCTTTCCAGTCCCAGGCGGTCCCATTATTACGCGGATCATTTGTCGGACGCTCCCTCCCAGATTTCATTTATAATATTTTTCAGCCCTTTCTCAGATATTCGATTATATGAGTAATAAATCGAGGCGGAAAAAATAGCGACGAGTATGATCCAAACAAGGGCCATTTTAATAAAGAGTTTTCGGAGGCCCTCGTCTCTTTCCTCTTTTAGTTTTTTAAGTCGATCCTTTAAAATACTATCCTCCATATTTCTCTCCTTTCTAAATTTCTACGCGGATCATTCTGTTTCTTCGTTCTTTGGAATCGTTGTCGAGTACGCTATGCAATAAGGACAATTATCAGGATCCGCTGTCACATCGGTATTATTACAAAGTGTCATATTTTGAGCGGAAATATATTCTCGACTCCCACAAGTCGCCGGATCCTTTAATCCACACAATACAACAATCTTTCCCTCTGGCATAAAAACCTCCTCGTTAAATTAAAAATAGAGAGCTTATTTAGTAAGCTCTCTCAGTCTATCAAAGAACTGACGGACAGCGGATCCAGTCCAGGACTCCGACGCCTCAGCCTCTTTGTACTCCTCCAGGAGCTCCTTGAGGCGGTCGCGGGCCCTTTCTTGAATACCTAATCTTTTCGATAAAATACTGAGACAGGCTTTTTCGAGGGCCCCTTTTGGTATATGCTCCAGATCACTTTCTCCGATATTGTCAAGATGTTTGTCTTTCCGCTCTGCATTCACCTGGTCGACAAGGTCCTCTCTGCTGAACCATACTCCATGAACACAGATCATTTTCTTATCGTCGACCTCTGCCGTTACTGTCATAAAAACCTCCTGTTAAATTAAAAAGTATTGAATTATAAACGAGCCAGGAGTCTCGAGATAAGGCCCTGACTATATTTTTCAAATCCCTCCGCGGACATGTTCTCGCGGATATGTTTCAACTCGTCGCGGAGAAAGTCGACGTCGACAAGGTGCTCCGGTTTCTGTATATGAACGCCTCCTAGATCTGGAGCCGGATCTTGTCTCGGAGGTTTCGGAGGTTTCGGAGGCTGAGCCTGAGATCTCGGAGCCGGTTTCTTTTTTCCAGACCGGCACTTGTTACAAGCTACCTGACGAGGCCCTCCTGGCTTGAACTCGTCTCCGCATACCTTACAGATTTTTGGACCGTAATTCGCTGTTTTTGACATACGTCTCTCCTTACATTTAACTTGATCAGGACACTCTTTATTTTTAGCCTGGTCGACGGACCTCGGCCGATATGGTTCTTTGCATTTTTTACAACGTTGCATCTTTAAGAGATATTTTCCGCTCTTAATCTGATAATAATATTTACGATCGAGAGGCGCGATATAGTCCTCCATTAATCCCTCCGCTTTATGAAACGAGATCTCGTTGTCTGGATCCTCCGACTTATTGACGGGAGAAATCCTCCTGGCAATTCTTTCTCCTTACGAGACTGGACACAGATTTCGATATTAAAAAACATAGAACATTTGTTTTTCGCGGACGGATTATAATTCGGACATTTTGTCCGGTAACACTTAGGATCTTTCATATTAAAACGCTCCTCGATTAGTATCCGAAATATATCAGAGTTTTATAGCTACTATTTTCGGCGACGATAACCGCGTCAAAAAAGAAATCCGGATCGATTGTCATATATTCGCCGGTCCATCGTATCCAAATAATCATATTAAAACGCTCCCTCTCCCTTGATCTCCGGTGAGTCATGGCCGTCGGTCTGTTTATCGAACTCTGGAAAGCTCCAGATCTTAACGGACTTTCCTTTTATTTTCCACGTTTCATTTTTACCGCCGGCCTCGCGGATAGCAGAGGCGACAGCGTTCACGGCGAAACCTCGGAATTTTTGTCGCTCGAGATAAGTCATAATATCAGCGAGTCGGAAATAATGACGGTTGTCATTGGTCCAGGCTTTCCCCTGGAGGACCTCGTCTTTCGCTCTCGCTTGGCTCCGGCCAGTGCAGAATTTTTCTATATGGACAAAGAGCTGTCCTTTATTCGATGCGTCGTCAGGAGCCTCGATAACGGTCAGGTCGTCCATTAAATTTTGTATTAATCCGAGCCAGGAGTTTCGAGGAGCCGGCGGAGGCATTGTATTTAATTGATTCATACAACACGCTTGAAAGAGACCCTGGTTTTGTAGCTCTTTCGTTGAGAGCTCGAGACGTCCGCCTCCCTCAACATCCAGAAACCAGATCGGCGGATCCGTGTCGAATTTCGTGAGGCCCGTCAGGATCGGCATCCCTGAGAGCTGTCCGACTCCATTTTTACGAGTTCGGCATAATGTAGAATTACAGTGATGACGGAGAAATGGTTTATCGCATGAATAATAATAGTCTCGCCGGCTGACAGATTTAACGATCATCTCTATCTCTCTGGTCGAGAGCGCCGGTTTCATATATCGGATATTATACTCGTCCAGGAGCTCCTCCCATTTATCCGGATCCGCTTTCTTTAAATAAATAGCCAGGTTATACGCGACATTGTTCCGGCTCCCGACTTCGATTCCGTGAGTGATTAAATGCTGTAAGCAGGGAGGGCCGTCCGATATATCCGACAGCATTTCAACAGTAAACGCCTTAAACTCTTTAGTCGGGATTTTGTATTTCTTAACGAGCTCTAAAAATTGAGAGGCGGAGAGCGGTTCTCCGCTGTCATTGTATCCGTATCGATCTGTATCTTTGTAATCGAAATACGGCATATTGAGCCAGGATCCGGCGTCGCCTCGATCGGACAGGACCTCGTCCTGTTTTGGAAAGATCTCAGATCCTCCGAAACCAAGTAAAGACGCGAAAGCGTTTAATTTCTCCCGCATGGTCCGAGCCTGGATCGGTTTCGTGATGAAACAGAATAAATGTAATCCGCCGGACTTTGACCGGCAAGGGACCAGAGGGAGGTCCTCGTCTCTTATGTGCTTTATTATATCGACGAGCTCGATGTCCTCGTATTCATCAATATCGATCGCTCCAAAGAGACAGGAATTATCGTCTCGGATCGGGACGATTCCGATCCCTCGATCTCCGTTAAGATGCAAGTCCCAGAGTTCGGACGTGACCGGCTCGAATATTGTCTTTGCCTGGCCGACAACTTTCGAGCCTTTCTTTTTTCCTCGGCTCAGGTCATACATACCATAAGCGCGATCGAGACCTTTAAAATATTTATGAAACTGATCCGATAATTTCAACGATCACTCCTCTACTAATTCAACGGTTACAGTTACTCCTGGGCCTAAGTCCTCCATATCTGAGAGTATATAGTCGCGGATCTCCTCGAACGTTTTATTTTTAATCTCCGGTTCATCGCATTTCTCTGTGTCCGTTCTCATTACAATATTGATTATCATAATTCTCTCCTGTAAAGAGGGAGAGACCGGATCTCTCCGGTCTCCCGTTGGTGTTTACATATACTCCGGATCGTCGGGAGCGTTCGAGCCTCCCTCAGCCGGAGGAGTTCCCAACTGAACCGCTCCCGAGTGTATGTCGTTATGGAAAGATTTCGCCTCAGCGTAAACCTCAGCGTCTCCGATGATCTCAGCCTGGCCGATATCAAATCCCATCCAGGCCCCTTTTTCGTTCGACTCCTCGACAGAGTCGACCTGATAAGTATGAGAGAACGACGGAGGAGTGAGTTTCCGGCCGTTTCGATCGGTTATCTTAAGGGCGAGCTGTTGAGAATTCCATCGCCGACTCTTTTTAAGCTGAGTCGATGTAAAGGAGAGAACAACAGGAACAACGGATCCGTCGTCTTTGACATGGAGGACATAGTGATAAGCAGTCCGGACGATCTGATTTCCGGTCTCCTTATGGATGTCGTGTCCCTTGTCGTCCCTGGTAGTCATCGCCAGGATCGACTCGTCATCATGAGAGGCAACGAAACCGCCTCCCTGATCCCGCGGGATCCACTCGACGTATTTCTTAACGAACGCGCAAGGGATGACGGAGATCGGTCCCTCGAATATCTCGCCGGTTACATTATTAAAGAAATCTCCCTCTTTAGCTCCCTTGATCTTGGTCGCTCCTCTGACCTGTGGACTCATGGCCTGGAGAATTGAGAGAAACGGAATCGCGACGTCGTCGCTTGTTATGTTCTCAAGTCCGGCGCGGGACTGAGCATCCTGGACCATATCGCCGGCCAGGTCTTTCGATACTGCTTTCGAGCTCTGAGTCGCCGGAAGATTCTTTTTTCCGGCTTTCTTTTTTGAGCTCTTTTTTTCTGTCTTTTTCGGCATAAGTGCCTCCTGTTAATTGTTAAAAGGTTCGATATTTCTATCGAGTTATTTTTGTCTTAGCTACCGGATAGACTGAGAAAACGTCCTGAGGGATATCGGATCCCTGTTCCATTTGTTCACGGACGAACGCTTTAAGAGTCGAGGGATGGACGGCCTCCTTATCTGTGACCGTAAGTCCGAGGTTCGTAACATAGGCCGAGATCTTTCCGGCCAGTTCATCGTCTCCCTTATTGAGACTGATTCCGAGAGTGTGTTTAATAAGGGAACCGTGACCGTTGCCTCTGAGCCAGGAGAACGCCTCCGGCTGATTCTTTTTCGAGATGGATGACGCGAAAGATCGATCGACTTTGACCTTTGCTCCGTCGTCGAGCTTGATCTCTCCGAGTCCCATCTCGTCAAAGAGATCCGGAATCTGTTTCTCCGATACCTCAATGAGTTCGGCCTTTCTCTGTTTAAGATCCTCCTCGATCCTTTCAATAGCGTCCTCGATACTGATCTGGATCTGAGCGAGTTTTGCAAGTCGGCCGAGGTTGTCCTCGGTCACTCCGGAAGTCTTTCCGGCCTTTGCATCGTCGGACATCATGTCAATTATGTCAGACATATCTTTCTCCTTTCTGTGAAATATTAAGGGATCCGGATCTCGATCGGAGTGTATTCCCGATTTATCCGGTCCCATTTTAAAACATTAAAATTTCCCCTGGTTACTCGATCGATCATCGCGGACACGATCCCGATCATTACAGGATCCCCGATCAATAGGAGATAATCAGTCTCCGGATCGAAGTCTCCGAGTTTCTGATTCAGAGCTTCGTATATATGAGGTTTCGGTTTAATCAACTGCTCGCCAGTTGGAAACAAGGTCACAATCTCACCGAACGCTCTGGCCGGAGATAAGTCTTTCGTGATATCCTCCTGAATTAAATAGACCATTATGCTATCCCTCCGATCCTCTCAATAATTGTATCCCTTATCCTCTCGATAATTGTGTCCCTTAAAAAACCCCAGGACCACGGCCGAGTTATCCAAAGACAACAGATCCAATCTGTCGCGTTCTCAGCTTTATATAAATAGATTTTATTTTCATGTCTGACAATTAGAAATAAATGAGTTCCCTCCGGCACTCGCCGAGCTTGCCAGGATCTTTGACTCGGTGTAAGGAGATCTCGAGGCTCTTTCAGTTTTTTAGTTTTGCAGACTTTAAGCTCGAGCCAATAGTCTCGGCCTCCGTAAGCTCCGGAGACGTCAGGAGTCCCGGCTCCGGCGACGTTCTCGATTCTCTCGGTCGTCCCTGGGAGGCGTTTCTCCCGTCCGTTTTTGTCTTTCAGTAATTGCCAGAGCGCGGTCTCAGGTTTCATTTTTAAGCTCCTCGTTACAATCACAATAATCTTTCCCATTATGTAAATAGACAAACATCTCCGTATAAAACCAATACTCTCTATTTGTCTGAAACGCTCCGAGACTACTGAAAAAATCCGAGTGTTTGCATCCCTCTGTATCTTTTAATTCCAGTTTTGGACGTTGAAAAACTGGAGAGGCTGTCTCTTTCGGCCTCCAGAGATTTTTATCCGATGGATTACAACCTTGAGCCGGTCCAGACATCGGCTGTGTTTTGCATAGTTCCGAATAAAAACAGTCAGTACAATACCGGACCTTTCTCCCTGGTCGAGCCGGATCTGGATATCCAGGAGGGACGCTTTGACGAGGTTCGATATTAAGATCTAAGTCGTGGACTCCTTTCAGGAGTTTTGTCTTTTTCTGAATAGCCTCCATTATAAACTTAACATCCATAAGGAGGAGCTGATCCGCGTTCGGCGCGGAGTCGATCGCTCTCTGGAGCGCGTCGATATTTGTCTGGATCTTTTCCAGGTTTCCGAGTGTCATTTTAATATGTATCATAATACTGAGGATCCTCCTGATTTCGGTTCCTTAAATTCAGGGTTATATGGAATAAAGACGGTTGTCTGTTTTCCCGCGTAAATCCATCCGCCTGGGACTCTGATAACACTTAATCGGCTGTGAACATGAAACTCCTCATGTAGTTCCATGCCATAAAGTTTTTTAGCATCTTTCACAGTTTAACCTCCTTAATATCTCCCCAATTCGGACCGAGCTCGACGTCGACTTTCGACGGGACCGTGAGCTCGATACAATTCAACATAATATCCCGAATCTCTCTAGCTTGCTTATTTGACTGGATTGAAAAATCAACCTCGTCGTGGACTGTAATGTGAGGGACATATCCGGCTCTGTGCATATCACGGAGAGCGAGTTTCATCATTTCCGCGCTTGTCCCCTGGACCAGGGAGTTCATCGCTCTATATGTAAAGTATCGGACGACAGGAGGGCCGAATTTTTTAAGAGCCTCCTCTTTCTTGAGTGGCTTTATTCCCTCCTCATATTCCCGCGGTCCGAACAACTGGAAACGACGTCGCCGGCCGAGGACTGTCTTTATGTAACCTCTGGACGTTGCCAGGCGAGAACATCGATCGGAGAGTTTCTTGACGAAAGGGACTCGGCGATGATAGATCTCGAATAGTCTTTTCGCGTCCGACATCGGGAGGCCGAGACTCTGAGCGAGTTTCTTTTTTCCCATTCCATAAAACAGACCGAGATTAATCGTCTTTGCAGACTTTCTTTTTATAGACGCCATGTCCGCGACCATTTGATGAAAGTCAAGGTCTGCGTCTTTAAGATACAGATCTCGAGCCTCGCTTGCTCCTTGAAAACCTGATAAAAATGAATAGTGGACCAGGACTCTCGGCTCCTGTTGAGACCAGTCAAAACATCCCCAGGGACAGCCTTTTTCTGGAATAAAGATCGATCGGATTAATGGAGCGATCTCCTCGTCTCGACTAGGCACTTGTTGCAGATTAGGACGGGAATAAGAGAACCGGCCGGACCTGGTCCCGTAATCGGATCCTCGGAGGCTGTGGAGGACTGGATGGATCCGGCCTTTGTGTTCGTGTTCGAGAATCTTTCCCTTTACATAAACGCCTCCGCCTCGATCCAGTTTTCGAGCCTGAACTATTAACTTAAAGAAGACGTGATTTTGTTTCTCGAGCCAGGGACCAGGGAAAGACGGATTATCCTTATCTGTCTTAAGATACGAGAGGCCGAGTTTCTCACAGGCTCGGACGAGATCCGAGGAGGCCCATACGTTCGGAGTGAAACCGATCCGCCGGCGGATCTTTCTCATTGTTCGATCGAACTCTTTCTCCAGGGAGTCGCGTACCTCCTCAGCTCGATCGACATCGATCCGGACTCCTTGAAATCTCATGTCGACTAGGAGATCGATTAGATTTGTCTCGAGTTGAAATACGTCCTCGAGGTTTTGGTCTTTAATCTGGCTCATTTGTTTCTCAAGGACCAGGAGAGGGAGCTCCGCGTCGGCCTCTGCATAAGGACCAACGAATCGAGCCGGCAATCTCCAGAGATTACTCTTGACCTGGTTATCGAAAGTCTTTCCGGATCCCGAGATCCCGAGGACCGTTCGAGTCGCCTCTCTCATGAGTTTCTCCTCTTTAGACTCACCGAGGTATATCTGAGAGAGGGCCTCCAGGGAATATGAGGCGCGGTCCTCGTCGATAAGAGGCTCCGCGATTTGGATATCGAGTTTCGGTCCGTTGACCTTAATTCTCTCAGCTCTGAGAAACTCTAAATCGTATGGGATATTAGCTCCGACTTTCGGCTCGCGTCCTTTCAACTGATCGGCTATGTATCGCCGGCCTTGTGCCGGACTCTCGACGTTATCTCCTCCCTCGTGTCTTAGAGGGATGTATGTTTTAAATCCATCAGGCGTGGCGAGAGAGACTCCGACGATATATCCATCGCCTCGAACAGCTCCAGGGCCAAGATCAAGAAGGTTCGGATCTCGTGTCTCTATGTCGAGACCGATCTGAGAGGCACGTCCGCGGAGCGTCGGGAGCTCTGACAAGATCGGAGGACGCCAGTCACTCCGGACCTGGTCCGTCATTGTCCCAGGCTTAACCATTGGAGCCTGTCTTTCTGTATATCATGCCCTTGAGTCCGTTTCTCTGATGCTTAATTTTTAAATATGTGAAAGGCTCGTTCGCGATAACCGTAAATTCAGAACCGACAGCATTTCCGAGAATTTTACGATAGTGATTAGTGGATCGCTTGAGACCGGCCCAGGCGCTATATATATAGTTCTTTTTTGTATGCTCGAGCTCTTTAAGTTTTTTATCAATTTCAAAAAATTCATATAGAGTGATTGTTTTCATTTCTTCACTCCATTGTAACAATCGAGGATCCGCATTTCGTGATCTATTTTATCAATTATCTCGTCAGCCAGGCCCTCGAGAACGTCGTCCGGATCCAGATCAGCGTCAGCGTCAAAGTTGTTAATAGCTTCCTTTACAACTTTAGAAATTTGTTCGATTGTGATTTTTTCAGACGTATCTTTTTCGGTCAATAGGTCCTTTAATGTCGGCATATCTTTCTCCTTTCTAACTTTCTATAATTCTGATCTGATTTGTTAATCCTCTGGTATTTCGACAGGCTCTCCCTCATTGGTCACTATAAGAAACGGGCGTCCTTTCCCCTGGCTGATTTGAGAGGAGATCCAGATCCGCGCCTCCTCGACAGTCTGAGCCGAGCTTAAAATGACACCTTGTCGGCTGAGGTCCTCCGGACCTGTGAATTTATTAGAATCGACTATTCGATATTTTGGAATAATACTCGTCATACTTTCCTCCCTGTATGCGGTCCGCCTTTCGGCTGTTTTTGGATCCGTCTCGTTGCCTCAAAGATAAGTCCGATCGGGATCCTGGTCTCTGTTTCGTTGTCTCCATTTATAAAGACGACGGTTTCGTCGTTAAAATCTACTTGTTTAATCGATATCAAGTCCATTAATAACCGCCTGGATCGAGGCCCCTGTGTGCAAGATCCGAAAGTTTTTCGAGAGCTCCTCCAGGCATTTTTTACAAGTTATAATAAAGACAGAGACCTTTCCCGTATCGGTCTCGACTAAAGGAATAGCCTCCAGATCCTCCTCTGTTTTACATTTAAAACATTGAGGTCCGGACGTGTCATTCGCTCTTATTGTAATCGGAGTATTTTCCCAGGTCATCAGTTCCTCCCTATATGTATGATTAAAAACAGCATCACCATGAGCGCATATACAACAGAGCCGGCGATGATTAAAAATCCAGAGTGCTCTCCCAGGACGTTCTTGATCGCAGTCTTTAATTTATCAAGATTCTCGGCGAACTCTTGGAATTCTTTCGAGGTCTCTGTTTCGATTCCGGATCTATCCTCGACCATACCGATAAGTTTAAAATGATCTGGATTATTCAGCTCGCTTTTATGGACTGTATATTTCGCGCCGAAATTCGAGACTCGGCCGTGAGTTTCTCGGACCGCCTGGACCAGGACTCGAGTCGGATCTCCCTCCATATCTCCATGAATAACAACAGAGTAGTCGGTTAATTTATCGAGATATAATTTCTTAAGACTCATTTTTTACCCGCTCCCTGGCACTCAATACAAATATGTCTCTTTCCCATTTTCCAACCGTCTCGACGCATGAACCTGTTAACAAGATCCTGAGAGATCATGTTTCCTATTTTACAGTATCTCCAAAAACGACCCTCTTGGCATCCGTCACAATGGACAAAGGTTCGTCCCTCGACCTTTCCGTCCTTTATTGATATTCTAATATGTATTGACATTAATATCTCCCGACTAAATCAAAAATAGCGAGGACGGCCTGGACTGTGACGAGTATCATGGTTGCAGTAATCAGCCAGACCATTATCCTCGATAACATTATTCCTTTAACTCTCCGACAACTAATCTATATACACCATTATCGGCCCAGAAATTTGATCCGGTGATCTCCCATTTATCGGAAAGATCAAGGCTATAAAGCGTCATATCGGTCTCTTGAAATTTCTCGAGCCATTTCTCCCTCTCGTCGTCAGAGAACTCGCTCCACGGGATCCGGTCCGGATTATCGAAAGGGATCTCGGTCTTTGTCTCGGTCTTTTCGCTCGATTCTCTTTTCTTTTTCTCAAGTTTGTAGACCATTTCTTTTTCCCAGGCCGGAGCGAGAACACGGACCCACGAATTACTGTGTTTTAGATAATAAAAAGCAACGTAATCCGCAGTACCAAACAGATCGGTCCATCGCTTCGCTTCGTCATCAGAGAATTTCCTGAAAGGAATGTGTTCCGGATTATCGAGAGGGATCTCAATTCTTTCAACAAGGCGATAAACACACTCCTTTTTCCAATTACAGTTATATACAACATACCACAGATTTCCATCACTAAGAGTCTGCACTTCATATCTGCCGGTCTGTTCGAGATCAGTCCATCGTTCAACCTCGTCCTCTGGAAATTTTCCGAAAGGAATATGTTTCGGATTTTTAAGAGGGATAAAAGAGACGAGAGACCCCTGATCCGGATCCGTCTCTTTCGCGATAAGTCGATAGGCTGTGTCACCTTTCCAGTACGGAGCTCCGACAACAGGTCGCCACTCCTTATAATTATTACTATAATATTCGACGTCGTAGACATCTCCAGAAACAAAGAGATCGACCCATCGGTCCGTCTCGTCATCAGAGAACTTTCCGAACGGGATCAGAGCCGGATTATCAAGAGGAACGTCGCTTTGTTTCTCCCTGGCGTCGGTCCCTGTCATATCGTCAATAATCTCGTCGACGAGATCTTTCGTCTCCTCTTTTAGATTCTCGATCATTTCGTTGAAATTAACTCCGGCAGAGGAAAAACGATAAACACGCAGAGGCTCAAGGATCGAGTTATGCGCTCCGACATATTCAGTCCATAGAGAATTTTTCTCTTGATAGAGTTCAACAGTATAGGTATCTGATCTATGCAATAAAGAAAGGAGTCTCTGACTACTACTTAAGAAATAAGTAAAACGGACCCGTTGTTCATTATAAAGAGTGTCAAAAGCATGCTCTTTACTTTCCGGAGTCCATTTTGACAACCGCTCAAGAAACTCAAGATCTGTCTCGGTTCTAGGAGCAGGATCGAGCACCTCCTCAGCCGTCTCCGGATCCTGATCCGGTTTATCCTGGAGAACGTTCTCGAGATTCAAGGCCACTATTTTTTTAAGATTGTCCTCGGCTGTGATTTTAAACTCCTCATATTTCTCGATTAGAGTTTCTTTAATCGCGAGACGTGTACGAGTGAAATAAGAGGATCCGGCTATTGTGTACTCTGTTCCCTCTGCATCTTTAACGACTATCGCGATATCATCTCCTGATAGCGTCAAAACATCGATCGCCTTTTCGGCTCCGTCGATTTCCTGTCTGAGGTTAAGAAGTTGATTCGTGAGTTCTTTGTAAGCTGTGAGATCCATAACTTTCTCCTTTCTGGATTTCTGACTTTCTAAATTTCTGTTTTAAAAGATCGGGAGGTCCTGCATCCTCCCGACCTGGGCACCTTATCACTGACCATAGCAACGGTTAAATTATACGGAATTCCAAATACCAGAGTCAAGTTTTTTATGAGTTTTTCTCATTTTCCTCATTTCCACTATAAGCGTCTCCGATTGACTTTTCATCTCCGCCGGATTTTCTGGAGCTGTCGGGATTGACTTCTATAAGGAGAGTCCGGCCCTCGTTTAGAAATTCCCGCCTGTAAAGTCCATCGAGCTTGAAACCCACGTCCTGTAAGGCTCTCACGGCGTTCGGTAAACTGAAATCAATCGGCAGATCGATAAATGTATTCCCGAGCTTTAGGTTTTCCTTTGTGGTCAACATGAAACCGAATCGATTTCTTAAAATAAGCCTCGCCTGGTCGATAAGGGTTCTCCGCATACTTTCGATATTTCGCAGGGAGAACGACACGAGATCCTCTCCATCCTTTTTATGAAGATCATACGCTTTCATGATAAACTCCCACTCGGATATTTTATCCGGCTGATTTTTACAAACTTCTTTCTGCCAGTCGAGCGTCTCGATGCCGGACGTGATTTCAACAAGGACTCTGGTCATTTGTTTAATAGTAGCGAGATCCACAGGGACCTCCTTTCGTGATTGGTTTAGATTCTTATCTAAAAGGTCCGCCGAAATCGTTCGCGACGGTTCTCAGTTTCTCAATATTTTCGATTGACGGCTCAGCTAAGATCGCGTCGATCGCTTTCATGATTTCACGGCCTCCCTGTTCGAGATCGTAATAATTGAAGTCTCCGAGCTTACCTCCGATCAGTCCGAGGACTTTGGCCGTCTCCTCAATTCGATCGACGACCGGCTGACTGGTCTCCTGGAGTCTCATCGCTTTCGCGAAAGTCGGATAGGCCATATCAAGGCGCTCTCGATGCCTTGCATGAAATAACGTCATGTTATCCCAACAATATTTTTTAATCGAGGCGACCGTGTCCGGTTCGACCAGAGCATGATCCGCGGGACGTGGCATATAAACCTCCTGGTTCAGGTGATGCCCCTTTCTCTAAGTGTATAGGGACGTTATATAAAATATAATATTAGTGTATAACAAAGCAATAAAATATTTTATATTAAATTCCCTATACTATTGGAGAGGCTCGGGATAGACAGAGGCTTGTTTTTATGTTATATTGGTAATATGACAGGAGTTCTATATGGCACGAAGTAAAAAGGGCCTCCCTGGACCGAAAGCCAATCCGCCGAATCAGAAACAGCTCGCGACGATCTGGTCACATTACCGACGCGGTAAGTCCTGGAAAGAAATAGCCAAGATAACAGGCCTCTCTTATACTATATTAACGAAAGGCGACTCTGGACGGCGATCTCGAGAATATATCCGACGAAAAGAGGCTCAATTACACGCGAGGCCAGTCGGAGCTCCTCCTGGTCCGAGGCTCCTGGACGATAAGACTCGACAGCTCCTTATCATGTACTCTGCCCTGGATCTCCCTTTCGAGCGCATCGCGAATATACTCGGGATCCATAGATCCACGATATACGACTGGCAGAAAAAGGACTCGACGCTTAAGGAGGAGATGGAAAATTCAAAGGACTATATCGCGAGCCTGGCGATGAACGGTCTGATTGAGAATGTCAAAGGATACAGTCACGAGGACGTCAAGATCTTTCATCAGGATATCGTGGAGACGAGGATCGATCCAAAGACCGGAGAGAAAGTCATCACAGAGCGCCGAGTATATGATAAGATCCCTATCACTAAACATTATAGACCAGACACAAAGGCCTCCGAGACGCTCCTTATTAATCTGAAATCATGGACCAGGGACAACGAGTCGAAGCCTCCGAACGCTGACGAGGACGTTGTCGAGTTCGATATTCGGAAAGGACTCCTCGAGGAGGGATCCGGTAAGTGAAAAAAGCGATCTATGAGCCGACTCCGAAAATGATCGATGTCTGGAATAACTCGGACGGAGCAAAATATCGACTATTGGAGGGACCTGTCAGATCCTCGAAATCATATACAGCGGACACTCTGGCGATCGATGAGATCCAGGCCCTCCCTCCAACGAATGTACTGATCTCAGGGTATTCGATCGGATCTGTCGGCCGAAATGTAATCGCTGAATGGAAAGAGATGATTGATCCGAAAGGCCTCGGCCTCTTTAAGGATCGGCGAGAGGGATCCGATCATTTCACGACGATCAACTGGCGAGGATTACGAAACAAGAAGTTTTATATCAGAGGAGCTGGCAAAGAGCACGATTATAAACAGATTCAGGGAGGAACTTTCGGATATTGGTATGCGGACGAGTTCACAAGGCATGCAAAGAGTTTTGTCAATATGGCCGTGACTCGACAATCTCCAGAATTCGCTCGAGGGACCTGGACAACGAACGCAGACTCTCCTTTTCATTATGTTAAAGTGGATTATATGGATAATGCAGAGCTCCGAAAGCCAATGTCTGACGGACGCGCTTTTCTTAAACATTATCATTTTACATTGAGAGATAATCCATCTTTAACTCCCGAGTTCATTGAGACGCTGAACAGAGCATTTACTGGAGTATTTAAAAAGCGATATGTTGACGGTCTCTGGATCCTGGCCGAGGGCCTCGTTTACGATATTTTTCAGGACGGACCTCCTCACGTTCTCGATAAGACGCCGAAAGCGAAGCATTACGTCGTCGGCATTGATTACGGGACTGGAAATCCAAGCTGTTTTATCTTATTCGGCGTTAATCCAGACACGACTCCAAAGATCTGGGCCGAGGCTGAATATTATTATGACAGCAAGGTCCAGGAGATATCGAAAACGGACGCGGAGTATTCGGCTGATCTGAAAGACTTTCTCCAGACTTGGATCGGATCCGAACGGCCTCGAGGGATATACGTCGATCCGTCCGCTCTCTCACTTAAGACTCAACTCAGGAAAGACGGATTTTTGTATATTAAAGATGCAAAGAATGATGTTCTTAACGGGATCCGGACTCAGGCGACACTCCTCCAGACTGGTAAGTATGCAATCCATCGGAGATGTAAACAGACACGAGAGGATTATGGAGCGTATTCCTGGGATCCAAAGGCTCAGCTCAAGGGAGAGGATAAACCGCTGAAACAACACGATCATACAAAGGATCCGGAGAGATATGTCTTATATACGTTATATGGTGAATTCGTACTCGATTACTCATTATTAACAAAGGATTAGAGCCAGGAGGAAATAATGGCAAAGAAGAACATTGATTTAAAAGCAGACTCGAAAAATCCAACGCCGAAAGCAGGAGCAAACTCAAAGAGACGGTCGGACGGTTGGCTCAATATGCTGAAAGGATCCGGTATTGAAAATAGAGACGCCAGGGTCTCGAATGATTTCCGCGCCTCTCACGATATCGGAGAGTATATCCAGAGAGCTCTTTATCGATCCGACGGTCTCGGAAAGCGGATCGTTGATCTCTTGGTCGACGACATGATGCGAGGCGGTTTCTCGATATCTGGAGAGATGGGGGAGCTTAAAGCTGACGAGGTCGTGAAACAGGAATTCCGGAGACTTCGGCTCTCTAAGGAGAACAAGCGCGGTCTCTCCTGGGCCAGGGCGTTCGGAGGAGCTGTCTCGGTCCTTAGAGCTGACGACGGCGGAACATACGAGGACGAGCTTGATCCTGATAAGCTCAAGCGTATTGAAAAGGTTCTCGTTTATGATCGACATCGTGTTTCTGTATTACAGCGATACAGTGACGAGGATAATCCGAAATATGGAGAGCCTGAGATATATCAGATCTCCACGAACACAACACAGGGTCAGACACAGGTCCACGAATCGCGTCTCCTTATCTGGGATGGGATCGACGTCGACAACGAGCAGAGAGCTCTCAATGATGGATGGGGCGACTCGATTTATCAATCGATATGGACTCAGCTCTCCGATATAGGGATCTCGTTCGGAGGATCCGCGAATCTGATCGATCAGTTTATTCTCGGGATCCTTGAGATCGAAAACCTCCAGGACCTTATCGCCGGCGGAGAGGAGGAGCAAGTTAAGAAACGGCTCCGCTTGATCGACATATCGAAATCGATCCTCGGCTCGATCCTCGTCAGCAAGGGAGAGAAATATGAACGTGTTTCGGCGAGTGTCGGAGGCCTGGACAAATTGCTCGACAAGATGATCCAGGCTCTTAGCTCTGTCTCTGGTTATCCGGTGACTGTTTTATTCGGACAATCACCGGCCGGCCTCCAGGCGACAGGTCAGTCAGATATACGAATCTATTACGATAAGGTTTCAGCGAATCAGGAGACCGAATATCGTCCGAATCTGGAGAGGCTCTCCTGGTTACTTATGAAACAGATAGAGGGGCCGAGTAAAGGTCAGGTCCCCGAGGACTGGGCTCTTACATTTCCGGAACTCTGGCAACCGACAGCGAAAGAGACAGCCGAAACGAGAAAGATAAACGCGGAGACAGATAATATCTATATCACGAATAACGCTCTAACCGCTGACGAGGTCGCGAATTCGAGATTCGGATCCGGAGAGTATTCAGCGGAGACAGAGCTCGATCCGGCGATCGATCGAGGCGGAGAGCCGGTCCCTGAGGACGACGAGCCTGATGATCTTGATAATTGAGGAGTGACGGATGCCGATCGATCAATTCGCTATCGATTTAATAAAGAGCCAGAGGGAGAGCCTCGGGATCTCTAATCGGAAACTCGGCAGAGTGCCGGCTCAAAAATACCCTCGTCAGTTCGAGGCGAAATATTCGAGGAAACTCCTCGCTCTTGTTCGATCCTGGGAGGCTCTTGTTAAGGAGAACCTCTTTCCGCTTTTAACGGGAATCGCTCAGGATTACGATCTGGAGAACGATAATCCGATGCGATCGGACGGAGCTGTTGAGGATCTCAATAAGCTAATGCAAGTTATTGAGACAGGAATGACGATCGCTCCGGAGACGCGCCTCCTGGCTCTTAATATCGGCCAGAATACAAGCGAATGGAACGATAAAAACTGGAGGCGGACTTTAAGGACCGTCCTCGGCGTCGATGTCTTTACTCGTGAACCGTGGCTCGAGAATCTCCTCCAGGGTTTCGCTGACAAGAACGTCGCACTCATTACGAAAATGAGAGACGAGACTCTCCAGGATATTCGGCGGATTACGATCGAGGGCCTGGAGTCTGGAAAGCGAGTCCGGACGATCCGAGCGGAGATCCTCAACGGGACGAAACTTCAAGCTGGCCGTTTTAAGAAAACCAGGACCAGAGCTCAACTGATCGCCAGGGATCAGATCGGAAAGCTCAACTCTCAGCTCACAGAGAACCGTCAGACCGCTCTCGGTATAGACGACTATACCTGGAGGACGGCTCTCGACGAAAGAGTCCGAGGCAATCCGGCCGGCCTGTATCCGAACGCGGTTCCGTCTCATTACGATCGGGAGGGAAAGACTTTCTCCTGGAATGATCCGCCGGCCGGCGGACATCCTGGAGAGGCGATTCAGTGTCGATGTGTAGCGGAGCCGAATATCGAGGAGCTCGCTGATCTGATCGGCCCTCAGGGAAAGGATCTCGTCCCGCTTCCGAAAGGTCAGAAAAAGAAAACAGGGAAAGAGATCGATCTCAAAGAGTTTAAACCTCCGACGACCGATCAAGAGGCGATCGATAACTGGACGGCCTGGTTGAATCAGCCGGAAGCTCCGACAGTTAAGAATCAGAATCAATTTCGACAACATCTCAAAGGACTCGGTTTCTCGAAAACCACAGGAGCCGATTTTGATAACGCTAACAGGAACCAGATCCTCCTCGGTTATTATAAAACCGGAAATCTCCTCGGACCAGAGATATCGTCCCAGGCCTTTAAGGGAATAACTTCGAGACGTATCTCGGCCCTGGCTCGCGCTCCGTTGACTTTTTATAAAGGCCAGGATCGGACGATGCAGTTAAATTCAATCAGCTTTAAAGATAAATCCGGTTTAGTTGGTCCCTCCGGCACTGTCCGGACTTTGGATAAACCTATTCGCGAAAACATGAACTCTGGATTTTCCGCTCCGTCAAATAAAGGAGAGGAGATCGCGTCGATTATATCTCACGAGGCCGGTCATCAGGTCACAAGATACGAGCGAGGATTTATTGAGATGAAAGACGGCCTCGGTCGCCCTGGTAAGGTATGGATACCGCATCAAAAAGGGACGAAACCGTCGGCCGGATTTAACGCGGAGCTGTATCCGTTTTTCGAGGAGGTCCGAGATCGTAAACTGAGAAAGGATCTCAGAAAATCGTATAAGACAGAGGAGGAGTTTAAGAAATTGGTCGACGAGATGACTCCGACAGCTCGGGACCAGGCACGTAAGGAGAGCCTGACCGCGGATCTTTCGGAATATGCCTCGACTGATTACTTTGAATTTGTATCCGAGGGATGGACGGAATATGTTCACTCTGACAATCCGAGGCCGGTCGCTAAAAAGATCGGAGAGACTGTCGAGAAATATTACTCGGAGGGCGGGACTTTATATTGAACATTAAAAAGGCGATTGAATTAATAGGTCGATATCTGGCCGAATATCTCGAAAAACGGTTCTCTGGGACTCTAGTCTTTAAATTTGACTGTCGAGACGGAGGGATCGGGAGACTGTCTCTTGAGGTTAAAAAAGACCTCACGAAAGAGATCGACGATTGATTTATTGACTTTCATTTGTTTTTATGCTATCTTTGTATTGTACGGACGCTGAGGATCCATCGAGAAAAATGACCTATCCACAGGCCCGTCGAGAGCTAAGGGTTCAATTCCCGACGCTTTCGGCGGGCCTTTTTTATTGGAGTGATTTATGCCGTATCCTAATGAACACAGCGCGAGGCTCGCGGATCCTGGAAAGTTTGTCAGGTTTCGCCGTGAGAACAATAAACTCGGTGAGGGAATCGATGCGATTTTCGGAATAACCGAGTCCGGAGATTCTGAGATCCAGGCGATCCGTTTCTCCTCGGAAAAATTCAGCCTGTCGGACGTCAAGTCCTGGCTTAAAGATCACAACCACAAAGAACTCCTCCTCGAGGAGGCATCCCGAAAAGATTCCGCTGACGTGATCGAGGTCGATCGTTGTGACTATGTCTCGAAAGCGATCGGCTCGGTTAAGAAAACCGACGACGGTTATCTCCAGGGAGTTGCTCCGATCGCAAAGGTCGGAATTATGAAATATCGTCTCGCTGATGGGACTCTCCGTCGAGAGTTCGTCCCTCCTGAGACTTTGTTCGAGTCGGACTCGATGGACTCTCTTAAATTAAAACCGATGACGAATCAACATCCTCCAGAGATCTCGATCGATTCAAAGACAGTAAAGCGTCGACAGGTCGGATCGACAGGAGAGAACATCGCAAAATCAGACGGAGTTTTTCTCACCACGAGCCTCGTCCTCACAGATAAAAAGATGATCGATAACGTTGACAGTGGACAGCAGGAACTCAGTCCAGGATATAAGGTCTCTGTTCTCCTGGAGCCTGGGACATATAAGGGCCAGAATTACGACGCGATTCAGGTTAAGCGGAGATATAATCATGTTGCCGTCGTGGATACGGCAAGAGGCGGAGCGGATCTCCGTCTCCATATAGATAACGAGGACCGTTTCGACGGTTTTATTGACATAGATCAGAATGATGACAGTCCATCAAATAACAATCCAAAGGAGGACCGTATGGTCAAAGTAACATTAAACAAAATCGCGTATGACGCGGAGCCGGAAGTCGCGAATCATATCGACGCCCAGGACAAAAAGATCGAGGAGCTCCAGGCGAAAGTCGACGAGCTGACGTCTGAAAAGGATAAGGTTCAGGCGAAACTCGACTCGGCCGAGGAGGAAAAGACAAAGGCCGACGAAAAACGTCAGGATGATATCGACAAGGCTGTTGAGTCTCGTCTGGCTCTGGTAACGGTCGCGAAAGATCATCTCGACGAGGACACCAAGATCGACGAGATGTCTGACAAAGATATCACTCTCGCAGTCATCGCGAAAGCATTTCCGGACCGGAAGCTCGACGGTAAGTCTGACGGCTATATCGAGGGAGCGTTCGAGTCTGCTGTTGAAGTCCTGAGCAAAAAGGACGGAGACGGTGACGGAGACGGTGACGGAGATGATGACGACGGAAGTAAGTCCGACGGCATCAAGAACCAGAGACGTAACGACTCCGGAAAGAAAACCGGAGATGGCGACGGTGAGGACAAAGTCGACTCCGACGAGTCCCATAAGAACATGGTCAAGCGCATGACCAACGGCTACAAGCGCGACGACGACAAAAAGTAATCCGCTGATCGGATGACAATTAACTTTATTTTTTAACCATAAATGAGGAGATATATATGTCTCAGAATTCTTACAACGCGGATCTGGCTCCCTCCTTTGCAGGGATGAAAGCGGACTCGAGATTCGATCTCGTCGAGAGCCTTATGGCCGTCGGGACTATTAACTTCGGTCGTGGACTTGCTATTGAGGCAGGGAATACGACTCAGGTCACGATCCCGAAAAACGACAACGCGAAACTGGTATTCGATGCCGATTTCGTCTTAGACAACAAAATAAACGGCAAGGTCAACGGTGAGGCCTGGACCGAGGTCGATTGGGACACGGACCACGACACGACAGCCGCCGCCCTCGTTTCAGCGATCGGCGCTCTGTCCGGAGTGACCTGTGAGCTTGACTCTGCCGACGTGAATAATCGGACTTTCTTAATTGAAACCGACGGCGTCGCGATCACTCTCTCGGACGTTGCCGTGACTGGCGGAGCGAGCCAGGCCGGATCGACCGTAACCTATTCAGCCGATGACGTATTTCGTGGAATTGCTCTCCATGAGAACAATGAAAACGGCTACTATTCAGACACGGAGCCGGTCTCTGTATTGAGACAGGGCGCGGTCTGGGTAGATACCGGAGTTGCAGTAACCGCGGACGATGACGCTTATATCGATCTCAGCGGTAATATCGGCAAGTTCACCAATGTAAGCACGAACAACCTGGCGACCGGCGGAAAATTCCGCTCGACAACTGCCGGAGCTGGCCTTGCTATCGTTGAAATAAATCTCCCGTAAGGGATCGATCATCTTTATAAACTTTAACCTGTAAAACAGGAGCAAAATATGAGTAAGAAAATCGACAAAAGGGTGATCGATAACTCGGTTCACCTGGACGCGAACGAGAAAGCGTTTTTCACTCGTCAGCTTGAGCACATCAAGAGCCAGACTTATGATGTTCTCTATCCGGAGTATTCCGCGACTCGTCTGATCCCTGTCTCGACAGAGGCCGGACCTGGCGCGAAAACAATAACATATCGACAGTGGGACGCTGTCGGGACCTCGAAGATCCTGGCCTCTTATGCTGACGATCTCCCTCGTGTAGACGTAGACGGTAAGGAATTTACATCTCCGGTCCGTCCTCACGGTAACGCTTACGGTTACAACGTCGACGAGATCGAGGAGGCCAGAATGGCCGGAGTTAATCTCACAGCGAGAAAGGCTCTCGCGAGTCGTCAGTCTTATGAGCAGTTCGTTAATAAGATTGCCTGGTTCGCGAACGGCTCGAATTCTCCGGAATATGCCGGTCTTATCGGTCTGCTGTATGCGCCGAATATCACAACCGGAACCGCTCACACGGGCGGGACCTCCGGCAAGGTGAAATGGGCCGAAAAGAACGTCGATGAGATCCTTAAGGACATGAACGACACGGTCCAGGGTATTATTGACTTAACGAAAGGCGTGGAGCGTCCGGATACGATTCTCCTCCCTCTCGCTCAGTACGGGATCATATCGACCAAGAGACTCGGCGACGGATCCGATACGACAATCCTCGACTTTTTCCTGAGGACGAATCCCTTTATCAATACGATCGAGGGAATCTTTGAACTCAAAGACGTATCTCCGAAACCGTCAGCTCCGACAGGTGCCGGCACGACCGACGTCATGCTTGTCTATAAACGGGATCCGATGAAATTGACTCTCGAAATCCCGAAACCATATACTCAGCTCCCTGTTGAGCCGAGAAATCTGGAGTTTATAGTCAACACGCACTCGAAATGCGGAGGCGTCATTGTCTATTATCCTCTGTCTGTTTCGATTCTCGAGGGAATCTAAAAACGGCGGAGTTGTCACTATTTCCGGCGGACTAAGGTCCGCCGGTGTTTTCTTTCTATTAATCAATAAAAAACGAGCGAGGAAATTATGATAATACTCAGTAAAAGAGACAATGTCCATCAGATAGAGGGCCGGATGATAGTCCCAGGGATCAACGTCATAGCTGACGAGGACGCGGATGTTATCCGGAACAGCCAGGCACTCCAGGAACAGGTCGACGGCAAGTATATGTCTGTAAAGACAGACAAGGACATCGAGGAGGGCTCAAAGGGCGGACTGCTTTCGGAGACTCTCGCAAATCTCAACGCTAAAAAAGCGGTTGCCCTGGTTAAGGAGACTCTGGATATCAAAGCGATCCGCGAGGCCCTGGATGTAGAGGATCGCGCGTCCGTTATAAAGGCCCTGGAAGCTCAGGAGAAAGAGCTCGCTCCAGATCCTAAGACCGATAAGGATGAGAGCAAAGACGAAAAAAAGGATTAGTCGATGCCTATCGGTAGCGTAAAGGCCATTATCGGAGTCCTCGCTCCTCAATATGCGAGCGGGGACTCGGCTCGACTGGACGATCTTATCGCGCTCGCTGAGCTCGTGACCGGCCAGGCGTTCGGGACAAAGAGAAATCTCGCCGTCGCTCTCCGTGTATGCCATACGTTGGCCCTGGAGGAGCGAAACGGCGCGGATCAGTCAGTTAGTCCTCAGACCGACAGCGGATCCGGAACAGGCGGAGCGATAACTCAGGAGAAAGAGGGACAGCTCTCCAGGAGTTACGGGGTCGCCTCTAAAATCTCAGAATCTCAGCCGAATCTCTCCGCGACAAAGTACGGACTTCAATTATTGGAGCTGATGAAATCTTGTCTCGTTTTACCGAGGACGAGTTCTCCTTTGATAACTGATCCGCAGACTTAACAATGGCCGGACGGACAATATTCAGGAACGAGACGGTCGAGATCCGAGATCTCGGCCTGAGTCGAATAATGGAGGAGCTCGACCTGGCTGATAAGTCGGTCGTCAAAGTCGGACTCCCTGAGAACGGGACCGCGTCTCCAGGATCCGGAAAGGGTTCCGGACACGAGGCCCTTGATATGTCGGAGCTGATCCAGGTCGGAGCGGTCCATGAGTACGGAGCTCCAAAAAGAAATATTCCGGCGAGGCCCTGGCTGAGATCTGCTTTCGACGAGAACCAGGGAAAGATTAACGATATAAAGATAAGGCTATATAAAAACATTATCGATGGAAAGACGAACACTCAGACCGCTCTCGGAAAGCTCGGCCTCGCTTTCGAGACAATGGTCAAGCGGAAAATTACGACGCTCCGAGAACCGGCTCTCGATCCGGCAACGATAGCCAGAAAAAGGAGCTCTAATCCGCTGATCGATATCGGTCAAATGCGAGCAAGTGTCCAGAGTGTCGTCGAGCTGAGGACCTTATGAGTCTCAGAAATAAAAAGTTAGCTGTTAAGAGATTCTCGACCGGCGGATATAATGAGAACACTGGTCGATGGGAGGAGGACTCCAGTCCGGAGGAGTTTACGATTAAGGCCTCTCTGCAACCGATGACAGGCGAGGATCTGGAGGCTCTCCCAGAGGGAAAGAGAGCGGAGGCCGGATACTGGATTTTTACGTCTACAAAATTAAAGACGGTCCAGACTGACGGCTCAGATCAAAATCCGGATATTGTGGTGATATTCGAGGAGGAGTTCGAGGCCGTGACTCTTAAGAGATGGAGAAATAACATAATTAATCACTATCAAGTCGGAGTCGTTCGTGTCGCTAGTTAATATTACAGATCTCGAGGATAAGGTTTTCGCCTGGATAAAAGCGAATAAGACCGCGACGGTTAAGGCGATAATGGAAAGACAGAACGCGCCTCGTCCCAAAAAAGGAAATCCTCCGGCAAAGGGAACCTATATCACGGTACGGATTAACACGATAACAAGTCCAGGAGATGACGAGCCGTCCCTGGCTAATGAGAACGGAGAGATCTTTCTTAATGGGACTCGAGATTTCGTCGTTATGCTCCAGGCCTTTCGGAAAGACTCTCAAAGCGAGCTCGAGAAACTGAGAACCTCTTTATTTAAACCGACAGTCCGAGAGGCTCTCGACGCTGACGATATCGCTTTCGTAAATGAAATATCTGGAGTGTCAAATATATCCGGTCTCCTGGACGATACCCAGGAGGAGCGTGGATCTTTGGACTTACAGTTCCGGATCGGCTCTCAGGTTATAGATACTCCGAGCTTTATCGGGACCGTGGAGTCCGAGGGGACCTTTACGTCTCCTAATAAATCGGACGTTGAGGTTCCCGTTGATGTTACAGAACCAAGTCCATAATTTTTTAATATTAACGTGAGGAGATATTTATGTCTACCAAAGAAATTGTCGACGTGCAAATTGACCTTAAGACCGCGACAGTCTCGAGGGCGTCTTTCTCTCTCCCTCTTATCCTGGGAGACACGGATCCGGCCGGAATGGCAGGGATCCGCTCAAAACTTTACTCGTCCGATACATACGATACGGCTATGGTCGCGGACGGTTTTACATCTTCCGATCCTGAGTATGGTCTGGCGAATGCTGTTTTCTCCCAGAATCCGACAATCAGCCAGGTACGCGTCGGAGTTAAACGCGCTCCCGATACTAACTGGACCGACGCTCTGATCGCTATCAAAAATACAGTCGATGATTGGTTCGCCGTTCTTGCTGAACCTCGCGGAGTATCCGCAGAGGCGGACAACCTGGCGATTGCGAACTGGATCGAGGCTCAGAAAAAAGTCTATATAATCGCGTCGGACGATTCGGAGATTATAGACACAACAGAGGGGGCCGATACTGGCTCGATCGCTAAGCAGATAAAAGACGCGGGTCTCGAACGGACGGCCGTCTTTTATTCAGCGACAGCGGACTCCGAGTATATTGACGGAGCTTTTCTCGGAGAGATCCTCCCGAAAGATCCAGGTTCTTATACTGGAGCGTTCAAGAGTCTCTCAGGGATTACGATTGACGCTCTGACATCGGATCAGGTCGCGAACGCTCTCTCGAAGAACGCGAATGTATATACAGAGGTCGGAGGCGTCAATATAACCAGGCTCGGGACAATGGGATCCGGCGAATATATCGACGTGATAATATTTATTGACTGGCTCCGTGTCCGGATGACAGAGCGCATATATGCGCGGTTCGTGAACCTGGATAAAATTCCATATACCGACGCGGGAATTAATGTCATCGTGACGGAGATCGAGGGACAGCTTATCGACGGGATAAATATCGGCGGATTGACGAATGATCCGGCTCCGACGGTTACGGCTCCGAAAGCGAGCGAGGTGTCCTCGGTCGATCGCGGTAATCGGTTACTCAAAGACGTAAAATTCACGGCGTTTCTGGCCGGCGCTATTCACAAGGCGGAGATCCGCGGATCTGTATTCGCTTAAGATAATCTGAAACGTAAACCTTAAAGGAGAAATATATGTCTGTTTCAACTTATGATCCAGGGAAAGGCGTTCTCTCTTTCGCAGGATATCCGATCCACGGTTTCGCCGATGGGACCGCGATCGAGGCCGAAAGGACGAACGATTCATTTTCAATGGTCTCGGGAGCTGACGGCGAAGTTGCCAGGTCAGCGTCCAGAGATCGGACTGGTTTCGTGACCGTTCATCTCCTCCAGACAAGCGCGTCGAATGATGATCTCAGTCGTCAGCTTGATCTCGATGAAAAATTCGGAACCGGAGTCGGACCTTTACAGTTTAAGGACCTCAGCGGACGGACTGTTTTTAAAGCGTCCGCGTCGTGGGTTCGGAAACCTCCGGCCTTATCTAATGGCAAAGAGGTGACTGAGAGAGTCTGGATAATTGATTGCGGAGATCTGGATATCCAGGTCCGCGGTAATTTCCAGGTCGGGACTCCAGAGGCTCCTTAATATCTATTAACTTTTAACCTCGCCGAGGGAGGTTTTTATGCCAGTCGAGACAATCGATAAAACGATCGACGGTCTGGATTTCCAGATCACAACTTTTGGCGCGATCAAGGGACAGAAAATCCAGACGCGCCTCATTAAGATCACCGCTCCAGGAGCCGGTCCTTTAATTAATCTATTAAAAGGGCTCGATTTTGAAAAAGATCGGTCCGAATTGATTAAGGAGTTCCTGGACGGAGAGGTCGATCTCGGGATCATCGCGAAAGCTCTCCAAGAGGTTCTCCAGAGTGCAGGAGACGAGGACCAGATCCAGAGTTTTATATTCCGCCTTTTAGAAAAAACAACTGTTAAATATGCAATAGTCGAGGGAGATATGAGGGTCCACGAACTCAGTCAGGAGAACATATTCGACGTTGTTTTTCAGGGCCGATATATGACGATGTATAAGCTACTTGTCGCCGTGATCCAGGTGAATAAGTTTTTCGGGTCGGGCGGTACTTCGAGCGACTGACGACGGAGGACGTAAGGCCCGAGGTCCGGTCCGCTATTAAAAGACTGGATCCGATTGTCCTGGAGAATTTTCAATTTTGGAGACTGGTCGAGAAAGGCGTTTCTCTGGAATCGCTCGATAAGTACTGGACTCTGGACGATCTGTCTCAGATGATCGCTGTCCTGGATCTCCAGGACGAGATTTATCAGATCGAAAAGGATAAGGCAAAGGAAAAATAAATGTCTCTCGTTGTTCGTGAATTAATAACCGAGCTCGGATTTCGAGTCGATGAAAAGACACTCGATAAATACGAGGCGAAACTGGAGGCGACCGCTAAAAAAGCGAATCAGCTCGGTCGTAACATGACGCTTTTTGTCTCGACTCCGTTGATCGCTCTCGGGACCGGCCTTATAAAAATGGCCTCCGATGCTGAGGAAACGACCTCGAAATTTAATACTGTATTTCGAGATATTGGAGACCAGGCGAAACAAGCGTCCGACGAGCTTGTGAGGAGTTACGGCCTCAGTCGGAAAGCATCGAAAGAGCTCCTCGGAGATACTGGCGATCTGCTGTCTGGTTTCGGTTTTACTCAGGAGTCCGCTCTGGATCTTTCTCGTCAGGTCCAGAGACTATCGGTCGACCTTGCATCGTTCACCAATTACTCAGGAGGCGCGAAAGGCGCGTCTCAGGCTTTGACGAAAGCTCTCCTCGGAGAACGTGAGTCCGTGAAACAGCTCGGGATCGCGATCCTGGAGGAGGACGTTAAGGCAAAGGTCGCCGAAATGAGAGCTCGTGGAATGACGTTCGAGACTGAACGTCAGGCGAAAGCATACGCGACTCTGGAGATCGCTCTCAGTCAGTCGAAAAATGCAATCGGTGATTATGCCAGGACTCAAGATCAGCTCGCGAATAGAATGAGACAATTTCAAGGACGCCTCGCGGATCTGGCTGTTTCTTTCGGAAAGCTCCTCCTCCCTCTCGCGAATAAGCTCGTCGGAGTCGGTCTCAAGCTGATCGATAAATTTGAGGCTCTTAATGATACGACGAAAGAGCTCATCCTTATATTTGGAGGCCTGGCGATTGTTGCCGGTCCGCTGATATTTATATTCTCGAAAATACTTTTCTTAATTAAAGGGATGACGATCGCGACTCTGGGATGGACGGCTGTTATTGTTGCCGTTGTAACGGCCCTCGCTCTATTGATCCAGGATATTAAGGTCTGGGCCGAGGGAGGCGATTCTCTCCTCGGTCGATATCTCGGATCCTGGGAGAATTTCAAAGATGGATTAATGAGAATTTTTGAGGGAATAAAAGCGATAGTCCTCGGAGCCTGGGATATCATCGTCGATACTTTCGCGCCGACGGTCGAGATCCTTTTATCAATGGCCGGATCGATCCTCCAGGTTTTCGGCGGAATATTCAAGATAATAGGGGGGATCTTTCGAGGAGATCTCCGGATGATAGGCCAGGGAATTAAGGACGCTCTCGGTGGGATTTTGGCTTTTGTCGGGAACTGGGTCCGCTTGTTTATCGACGGACTGATCCGTCCGTTTCGGTTTTTGTTTTCACTCCTGGGAAATATGAAAGATCTGGTCGGAAAGGCCGGAGGAATTAAGAATATCCTCGGTAATGTCGGAGGCTTTCTCGGAGGCGCGGGAGAGGTCGCGACGTCGCTCGGGACGACAGCTCGAGAGACTGATGTTGTCGGAGCTCTGACGTCTCCCAGGGGCGGAGATACGATCAACAATACAGAGGTCGGTCCCTCGTCGGTTACGGTTTCCGTCGATACAGGAGGCGGTCCGGCGGACGCTCAAGAGATCGCGGAGGCTGTTGTTAATAGACAGAATGAGATAGCAAAATCTCAGGCTCCGATCCGTGAGGAGGTAATCCTTTGATCGAGTTATTAAAGAGAGAGAAAAAGACAGGAAAGATCGGACGGCTCGAGCTCGACGCGACGCTGTCGTATACTCCGAAAATGAATAATGACGTGACGAGTTTTCCGATCGAGGACGGGAGCGATATCTCGGACCATATAAGAAATAAACCGCGCGAGATCTCATTGACTGGATTTATTACAGATACTCCGGTCCGTGTAGATACTACCGTTTCGGATCTCCTGGTCAGCGGAGCCAGAGGATCCAGGGTTTCAGCGAGCTACATTGAACTGAAAAAGATCTGGACCGATCGAGACGTTGTCGACGTTATAACAGGGCTTGAGGTTTTTACAAGTATGGCCCTCCTCTCCTTATCAGTTCCGAGGACTCCGAGGGACGGTCATTCGATACGGTTCTCCGCGTCGTTTCGAGAGATCCAGAAAGTCACTACTGAAACGGTAAGTCTCCCGAACGCCTCGGAGGATATCGAGGACCTGGCGACGGCTCAGACTAACGTCGGATCTCAGGCGACAACGGAGACTGGAGACAAGGCCTCGGAGAAAGTCGACGAGGTTAAGAGCTCAGTCCTGGCCGGACTCTTTGGAGGATAATATGGTCACAATACCGACGAAAAATATCGCCTCTTTTAAGCAGACTGTTAAACTGGATAATGAAAATTATGTATTGATATTTAATCATAATACGAGGACGGACTCCTGGACGGTTTCCTTTGAAAGGACCGACGGGACGTCAATAGTCGCCGGACTTGGAGTCGTTTTAAATTATGATATGATAACTCCGTTTCGTGCCTATGATCTTCCGCCTGGTCAGCTTTGGGCCGTGGATACAACAGGAGAAATTGACAAGATCGGGAGAGATCAGCTTGAACTCGTGGATATTGTTTATATACCGGAGGCCGAGGTTTGAATCAATTTAAACGCGAGGCATTTATCCGAGTTGGAGAGCTAGGATCGGAGGAGGGTATCGGGGTCCGCGATCTTCGCGTCGCCTTTAAGATCAAAAAGACGGATAAAACAAAAGGGAATACAGCGGAGATCTCGATCTGGAATCTTAAAGAGGACAACCGATCAAAGATCGCGGTCCTTGATAACGTCCTCCTCCTCGAGGCCGGTTACATAGACGGCGACGGCTTGGCTCTTATGTATAGCGGAAATATAACAAGTGTCAACAGCATAAAGACGGGATCTGATGTTGAGACGAAAATCGTATGTTCCGACGGGATCAAAGTCGCGAGGGATGCACACTCGACAATCTCTTATAAAAGAGAGACGGAGGCTCGCGTCGTTCTCAATGATATTGTCTCTCAGTTTAAGGATAACGGAATCGCTGAGAAATATATCGAGTCTGTTGACTCAGATATTAAATATAAAAATGGTTTCGCGTTCTCTGGATTTCTGACCGATGCACTTTCAAAGGTATGCGGACGACTTGGTTTCACCTGGTCAATCCAGGACGGAGGGCTTAAGATTGTAAACAAAGACGGAGACGATGGACGGGACGCTGTTTATCTTTCAAAGGAGAGCGGACTGATCGGTCGTCCGATAAAAATAAACGAGGCAAAGGATAAGAGCGACGCTAAAAAAGCTCCTCCAGGTTTTAAAATTAAAGCTCTTTTAAATAGTGCAATCGAGCCAAAGACGAGAGTCGTTATATCGAGCGACGAGACCGGCGACGATAAGAAATTCAGAGTCGGCGATCTTGTCCATACAGGCGATACTCACGGGAAAAACTGGCTCACGGAGTTCGAGGGATGGGAGATATAAACGAAATCGTCAGACAGGAGATATCGAATTATTTATTCGGTGTCCATACGGCAACGATCGGAGAGGTCCAGGAATACGATCCGGCCGGTCCTTTCGTTTCTGTGAGGCCTGTCGTCCGTCAGAAATTCGCAGACGGAGACGATCGCTCTTTCGGGATCCTGGACGCGGTCCCTGTTGTGTTCCCGAGAGGCGGATCTTTTTCGATGACCTTTCCGATTAAGAAAGGCGACAAGGTCCTCCTGGTTTTCGGAGAGAGATCCCTGGACGACTGGCTCGAGGGATCCGGAAACGAGGTTTCTGTTTCGGATCCTCGGAGGTTCGATCTCTCGGACGCGATCGCGATCCCAGGGATCCAGGCGTTCGGATCGAGTTCTCCGGTCGATAATGAGAACGACGTAGAGATCAAGTTCGGATCTGGCTCTGTAACAATAGAGCAGAGCGGAAAGATTATCGTCAACGGATCTGCGATCGAGCTCGGTTCCGGACTGTTAAAAAAACTAATAACGGAGACCTTTGTTTCGTTGTTTAATGCTCACTTGCATACAGGCGGAACGATCTCAGGAAATACAGGACCTCCGACAGTTCCGATCGTTGAGCCGATACTTTCGACCGTGTTGACCTCAAAGACAAAGGCGGAATAATGTTAAAAGATATTAAGCTCGGACTGACGTCTCACGATATCGCGATCGAGGACAACACTTTCTCGTTCGTGGAGGGAGCGGATCGAGTCGGTCAACAGATTAAGATCCGGATCCTCTGGTTCCTGGGAGAATGGTTTCTCGATACAAATCGAGGCGTCCCCTGGTTCGAGGAGATCTTTGTCAAGAATCCAGATATCGCAGAGATCGAGGCTCAGCTTAAGGTCGAGATCGCGACAGTCCCGAACGTCAAGGAGATAACTCAATGGTCGAGTGATCTCGATGTTAAAACGCGAACGTATACGGTCCGGTCCCGAGTAGATACTGAATTCGGACCGATAACCATAGAGGAGACAATCCCATGAATTACGGAGTAACGGAAACGGGTTTCGTCCCGAAAAGATTAACGGACGTCCTGGAGAGTTTAAGGAAACGCTTTCGGGATCAGTTCGGCCAGATCGCAGTCGATGACGACTCGGTCCCTGGTCAGATTATAGGTATCATCGGAGAGCGTCTCGCGCTCCTCTGGGAGGGCCAGGAGAAATCTTATCAGTCATCTTTCAGATCGACAGCTTACGGAGTGAGTCTCGACGGGACCGCTCAGCTCGTCGGACTTGTTAGGCTCGAGGCGACTCCGTCGATCGTGTCCTGTCTTATGACCTCAGATAATCCGTCCGGATCGGTTCCGGTTCCGGATACAGCTCAGGGCCGAGTCCAGACAACGGACGAGATCTTTCAGATACGAGATGCCTCGGCGATCGTCAACACGTCCGCCGGTCGTGTTAAAATAAAAGTAACGTCCGCGCTCACGTCCACGACTTACGACGTCACTCTGGAAACCGTGACCTATTCGTTCACGACTCCGGCGAGTCCGGCTCAGACGAAAGGCGATATCGTCGACGGACTCCTCAATGAAATCAATACAACACAACCGGCCGGAGTGGTTCCAGTCCTGGCGACAAAGACGGACGGCGCGGATCCGGAGCTGATCGTCGACGTTGTCGACGGCCTTAATAATATCTTAATGAGTGTCGGCGCGAATCTCTCCCTTGACGAGGTTTCGAGTTTCGCTCTTTTCGATGCTTTGGAAACTGGCTCGGTCGCGGTTCCTGTCAACACGTTTATAAATATCGTTGGATCGATTCCGAACGTGACCGCGTTCGATAACACGATCCCAGGGATCCGTGGGACCGATGTCGAAACAGATACAGAACTCCGTCAGAGGATGGAGACGGATCTTAATGTCGTCGGCTCCGGTACGGTCGACGCGATCCGAGCGAGGATTCTCCAGAACGTCGACAACGTGATCTCGGTCTCTGTCGTCGAAAATACTGAGACGGTAACGGTCGACGGGATCCCTCCGAAAGCGTTCGAGACGATTGTCCAGGGAGGACTCGAGCAAGATATCGCCGATGAAATCTGGCAAGTTAAACCGGCAGGGATCCAGGCGTTCGGAGATGTTATAAAGGACGTGACTGACTCCGTCGGCCGAGTTCATCAAGTCGGATTTTCAAAGGCGACGGAGATCTGGCTTTGGATAAAAGGGACGATAACTCTGTTAGATAATGGCACGTTTCCGGAGGACGGTTTCACTCAGATATCAAATAATCTGATCGAGTTCCTGGAGACTTTTAATATAGGGGACGATGTTATCTTTCAGGAATTATATTGTCCGATTTATAACGTCCCAGGGATCGCCTCGGTCGATTTTAAGATCGCCAGGACCGCGATCGATACAGCTCGACCGGCGTATCCTGGAGGTTTTCAGGATACGAATATTATAGTCAGTCCGAAAGAGTTCGTCACGTTGACCGCTGATCGTGGAGTTTACGGTCTCGGTGTAGAGTTCACGACGTAAGGAGAGAGATATGGCTTTTCCTAATGGATGGGGCCGGAGATGTAAAATAACGATCGAATCGTCGGAAGTCGACGCGACGCTGACGGACTATCCTGTTTTGATTTTAGTCGGAAACCTGCCGTCTGAAATGGTCGACAATGACGGACCTTATCCGGCTCTCGAGGGCGGAGGGGATATTCGTTTCTCCTCGGACGAGGCCGGACAAAATCAGCTCGCTCTCGACGTGAAATCCTTTCATCTCGACAACGCTCCACAATACGCGAACTCGGCTCAGCTTTTCGTTAAGATCCCGAGTCTCTCCTCCTCTGTCGATACTGATATTTGGGTATGGTGGAATAAAGCAGGAGAGACTCAGCCAGGCGTCGCGACTACATACGGGAGAAATGCAGTCTGGAAAGATACTCATATTTCTGTCTGGCATTTAAACGAGGACTCTGGATCAGTCGCGGTTGACGCTTGCGGACGACACGACGGAACATTTAACGGAACTCTCCCAAACAAACAATGGGCCGGACTCGGTCAGGGTCAACAGCTCAATGGAACCTCTGATTATATTTCGATTCCCGATCATGCTGACTTTAATCAATACCAGGATACGACGCTCTTTATAATCGCTAACAGCAACGATGTCGGCGGAGAGTGGCGTGGATGTTATACGAAAGATCGAGAACAATTCTCCGCGCATACGGTCGGGATCTGGAGGAGTAGCGACGCGACCGGCCAGATTCATTACAGAGTCGGACAGAACTCATATCAAAATACGAACTGGTCGACGTCAGGTTTTCGTCACTTGATTTTAAAATGGGCCGAGAACGGCGGGATCGCGAGAGGATGGGTCGATTATGTCGAGGACTGGAGCGGGGGAACAACGGCGTCCGGAGAACCGGCGAACGGAACAAATCCGATATATATCGGACGTGCTTATGATGGAGGATCCTCTGAGTTTTTCTCTGGCAAAGTTACCGAGGCGAGATGGATCCAGGGCCTCCTCTCCGACGACTGGATTACTACAATGGGGAATAACTATACAGACATCGCGAATTTTTTAACGACCGGATCTCCGGAGACTCCAGAGCTCGCATCACAGTCAGAGAAAGCGATCCATCGGGGAATACATAAGGGAATACATAAAGGAATCTCATAATATAAAGAGGAGGCAAATATGCCCGCGTTTTACAGAAAAAAGAACACAGAGACGAGACTCGTTTTTCCGTTAATTAGTACAGCGAATCGTCCCGATTATTTCTCGGGGACGGTGTGGGGCTCGTTAACGAACGAGAGTATCACGGCCTATAAATTTTCAGACTCGGACGGCTGTTCATCGGTTACGATTGACGACAACACTCCGACGGAGCAAGGCTCCTCTGGTTTCTGGGAGCTTGAACTCTCCTCGTCAGAGATGACGCTCGGCGATAACTACACGGATTTAATTATTAAATTGAACGCTGACGAAATTGACGAACAGACTTTAATAATTGAGACAAAGGTCAGGGCCTCAATGATCGATCTCGTTCAGCATGAGACAAATACTCCGGCATTTAAAGCAGTCGGAAACGGATCCGGTTCCGGTATGGAGGCAAAGGGCGGAGATACAGGGATCGGATTTAAAGCAGAGGGCGGAGATACGTCAGGAGACGGTATTGTCGGACGCGGAGCCGTCGCCGGATCTGGTCGAGGTATTTACGCGAACGGGACGAATATATTTGAGGGATTTTATGCACAAGGCGCGAGTGTTGGATTTAGAGCGAAAGGCGCGGGATCGAATCCAGGAATAAAAGCAGAGGGCCAGAACGGGATCCTCGCCGTCGCGGATGTTAGTTCCAATGAGTCCGGAATTAAAGCAACCGGAGACGGATCCGGCGCGGGTATCGAGGGAGCCGGAGGGACAAACGGAGCCGGTATCGATGCAATAGGAGACGGCAACGGGAGCGGTATAAATGCAACCGGCAAAAACGGTATAAATGCAGGAGCCTCAGAGGGATCCGGAAACGGGATCAATGCTCAAGGCGGAACAACTTCCGGATCGGGCATATTCGCGGAGGCTCTGACTGACGGGAGCGGAATAAGAGCACAAGGAAATGGAGTTGGCGACGGAATACAGGCGGACGGCGGAGCTACTGGCGACGGTCTCAGAGCTACCGGCGGGAGTACTTCCGGACACGGTATAAAGGCGGACGGCGGATCGACCTCTGGACACGGTATCTATGCAGAGGCGAAAGGCTCGTCCACTACAAACAAGGGTATTTATGCACTTGGTAAAAACCAGGGCGAGGGACTTCATGCTGAGGGCGGAGCTGACGGCGAGGGAGCGAAATTCTCAGGACACGGCCAGGACGGCCTTTTCTGTGAAGTCGCGACAGGAGCCGGGGACGGAGCGTCTTTTAATGCCGGAACCTCTGGAAAGGATATCAACGCTCAGGAGATCGACTCTATCCTCCTGGATACAGGGACCACGATTCCGGCGACTCTCTCCACGATAGACGGAAAGATCGACACGGTCGACTCGAACGTGGACGCTGTTAAGGCAAAGACGGACAATCTTCCGGCTGATCCGGCCTCAGAGACTAACGTCGACGCGGTCGTGGCGAAAGTGGATATCATTGATACAAACGTGGACGCTGTCAAAGCAAAGACGGATAATCTTCCGGCCGATCCGGCCTCAGAGACTAACGTTGACGCGACAGAAACAAAGGTCGACGCGGTCCA